TTCTTGGTATGACCTTGGTTTTTCTTTTCAAAGTTATGTGGTTTTTCCCAACTTATACTAAAATTGGAAAATTCCTCGGTGATCGTATTAGATTGATACTAGCAAATGAGATATCTAGGACATACGGGAATGCAAAAAATAAAATTTATTATTTTGTGTCCAAGAATAAAGTGATGATTGGTTTGGTAATTGGTATAGCCGCAGTTCTTGGGTGCTATTCCATGTGTTATCAGGGTGTTGAGGAAACTGTGAGTTTTGGTAATAAACCCGACACTTGGAAGGCCAATAATGTTAATTATGACATTTTGCTCAATGACGCGGTTACAACTAACTATGATGCAGTTATACATCGTGTGAAGAATGGTCTAGTGAGTTTCAAAGCGTATTATTCAGACGGTGTTATTTCCAGTGGTAATGCTATGCCCTATAAAGGATATTATTATCTCTTTAATCAGCATTATTTACCACCTGGTAGAATACCCAAGAATATAGTTATCACTCGATACGATTCCTCTTCGCCTCAATCAAGGTATGTGCAAACAATCAGTGAAGATTTCATCTTTCGCATACCTGATAGCGATATAGCCGTTGTATTCATGCCAAAGGCGATGCGTAATAATGACTTTAGTGCCTTTTTTACAAGTAGATTTCCAAATCTCCCTGTCAAATGCCATCAATATCACAAAAAAGGTGATGGATTTGTCGAAGAAGCTATTGTAACTGCTACTCCTATGCCTTGTCGTGTTCTAGATAAACAATTAGACTATTGTTTTACTTATTCTAGGAATTGTTTCGAAGGTTTATGTGGTTCTCCTATTGTTAGTATCAGTAAACGACCCGTCATACTTGGTCTCCATTGGGCTGGTAATGAAGCCAATTCCGGTTCGGCATGTTTTGTTAATAAAATTGATGTTGAAGCGGGAATTGCTATTATTGAGCAGAAAACTGGTATCAAACATGGTGCCAGTATTAACAATATCAAACTGCAAGGTAGTGCTGGTGGTAAGCCTCTTGATGGCAAGAACAGTTTCCATTTCTTACCTACTGAAGGAACACTCACATACATTGATAAGAGTGATAACCCAGTTTCCAACAACAAAAAGAACTGCGTTGAGCCCACCGAACTGTTAGAGGAAGTCAGATCTAGGTTTGACTTCCCAATGCCACGTGGACCGCATGTAGAAGAAAATTGGCGACCCTTCTATGAGGCGCAATTGAATATGTGTCATTCGGGAATTCCAGATTTCAGTTGGGGTGTCCTCCATATGGCTAAGCAGGACTTAATGGCTAGTTATCTTAGAGATGAAAAATTTTTCATTGATATAGTTAGTCTAAGACCATTATCATTGCAAGAAGCTATGGATGGAACCAAAGTTCCTGGTGAAGAACCTATGGTGTTAAATACTAGTATCGGGAATTCTCCTTATAGTTGGATGGGTAAGAAGAATGTTTTCTTCGACAGAGATCCAATTACTGGAATCACTACGGCACCTGACAATTTTGAAGAAATAATCAGGCATCTTGAAGATAGTTATTCATCTGGGTTCTCGGATGGAATGGCATTGGTCAATGTAGTCAAACAAGAAGTTTTGCTAAAGAAAAAGGCTCGAGTTTTTAGTGTCAATGACGTTTGTAACTTGGTATTGTTACGAAAATTCTTTCTTACTTTTTGCAGTCTCACGCGTAGACATAACACAACTTGTGAGAATGTGATCGGTATCAATGTTTATGGAACAGATTGGGATGAATTTGTCAATAACATGAAACGTTTCGGAGATGATACATGTGGTGATGGTGATTATAGCAATTTTGACCAATCAATGCGTTGTATTGAAATTCTTTTAGCGTTTAGTATCATTATTACAATTTGTGAGAAAAGTGGGAATTTCTCCAAGCGAGACATTGCTATCATGTGGGGTTTAGCTCATGAGGTTGCCAATCCAACATATGAGGCTAATGGTTGCTTCTTTGCTGCTAGTGGAACATTGCCTTCTGGTTTACCACTTACAACAGTTCTTAATAATGTTGTCAATCAACTTCGATTTAGATATGCTTATTATAATAATGATACTAGCTTGGCGAAACCTATTTTCGAAATTGGGATGTCCCCAATGGAGTTGAGAGTAGCCAACCCAGATCTTTTTCCAAATAATGTTGGTCTATTCACTCATGGTGATGACAATATTTTTTCAGTACGACCTGGTTGTGACTTCGGTATGACTACTATGAAAATAGAGATGGGTAAAGTTGGCGTGAATTATACTGACCCTTCAAAGAACATTGTTGCCGAACGACAATACAAGCATTATAGTGAGCTAACTTTCCTCAAAAGGTCTATTTCAGTAGTACCTGAAATTACCGACAAATTTGTTGCCCCTCTCGATATTCGTTCAATCTGGAAGCCTGTTATGATGCATGTTAAAAGCAAGGCGTTAACGAACAATCAGTTACTCGCTATAGCTATTGATAATGCTCTTATGGAACTTTTCTACCACGGTCGTGACACCTTTACAAGAGAACTAGAATGGTTGTCCAAGATAGTTGTCGGAAGAGATGTAGAGCGTTTCCTTGATCCTAATGTATTTCGCGGCTTTGACCAGAGAATTTGGGAATGGCGCGACAAGTTTTGTCAGTAATTTGTGTATGTTTAAATAATTTTATTTATGTATGTCTGTGGTATATAATTTTATCTTTATATGTTCTTTTGGGCCTATGTAGGCCCTATCGCCTTGGGCAGGCGTTAAACTCAACCTATTCGGATAATGTCCTTCTGTCAATTGGATACCAGTTAAATTTTAGGAATGGTGGAAATCCTTTGTTTATCTAGGCTTTGACAGTGAACGCTTAAACCACTACTACCGGGTGTTTAATTCTGGCTACCGGTTTATTTGAAAGAATTACTGAAAAATTAGTTAAATTTGTCGACAGTGATAACACTGTCAATACAGTAGTTTCTACTACTGACGAAATCAGAACCTCTTTGTTAGATGACAATCAAGACCTAGCATCCTTTTTTGCTAGACCCATTTATGGGGTCTTATGCACTTGGACACCAGGTACTAGTTTATATGGAAC